GGGTCGGGGTTTTTGGTTTTCCCTGTGGGGATAAATATAAGCATATCCTTATATGGAAGATTACCAGCTCCTAAGCTGTCTGAGTGAGACAGTACGTCCCACGTTTGAAAATGGAAAGAATAAGGCTCAATATGAACAGACTTAAAGTTCATTTTAAGGGCTTGTTTTCCGTCTCCACCAAACGCACCAAAAGAAATATTTCCTGTTCCTGCTTGCGCAAAATCAACCAACCAATTTTTTAATTTAAGGTTAACATCCAACCCTTGGCCAACGATATATTCATGATCTCCAAAATTTTTGTTTAGAATAAGAATTGAATCGTCAAAGGTGGTCATGTCTGGGGAATCAAAGTACTCTAAAGTTTTTCCGCTGTCTGAAATCTGCGGTATCATACCTTTGATGGTTTTTTTACCGTTTTGCGCTGTTGAAAACGCCGCATCAGAATCTTTGCCTATTAACATGCCTAACTCTTCTTGCATAGCAAAACGATCAGACGTTTCGTCAATCCCTTTAATGTGGAGGTATCTTTGTCCATTGTACATAAACTCAGTTTCATGCTGAGCTTCCCAATCTTCAACCTCAAATTTTTCACGGAAGGTTTGAATTGTGTTAGTAACCTCCTCAACGGTAGGAACTCTGGATTCCGTTCCAATACTTCTTGCTCCCTGTACGTTGGAGAAGAATACTGCTACCGAAGCTACGCTAGCCGCGGCTCGAACGTCTTGAGCTGCATTTTGCGGGGTTATCGTAACTGTATGGGCACTGTCAACCGTTCTGTTAATGGCTGTTACAAAGCCCACAGTTTCATCCTCAAATACAACTGTTTGATTTAACACAGGGAAAGACTGCTGTCCTCCGTTAGTGTGATCGCCGGCTTCAAGGGTTATAATTACATCTGCCACACCGGTATTCGCTGCTGCGGCAATGGTTATTGCGGCTTTAAACCACTGACCTTCTTGCCAGTAAGAATACGTATGATTCTTTGCTTTTCTTCGTTTGGCCATTCGGCCCTCCATTGATCTCAACCAGGACAAAGAACTTTGTCTGGGAACTCTTTGGAAAAGTTTTTGATGGACATCTCTATCGTAGATGCCATAAGAGGAAACTAAAGCGTATGTTTCCGCTCCGTTTCCGGCTCCTGCTATTCCACTCATTTTATTTTGGGTTATAAATTACACAAATATTTTTTTTTGTGTCCTTTATCCCTTGGTCGCATTAGACCAAGCATCAACAAAGCTTTCCTCTGCGTTTCCTCTGGAGCCTCCTAAATTACCCGTACCTCCTGAAGAATTTCTTAACTCAGTCTGATTGTTTATCTTGCTGTGTTCTATTCCTTGTTGGTATGATATTCTAGCGAATTCCTTGGGGAACATTGTGATTAGCATTGTATCACGAAAAGACTCGGCATTAAATGTGCCTTTTTCGTCAACAAAACTTTCGATAACGTCGCCCCACCAACGTGATGGATCGAGCATATCTCGCTTAAATTGCTGCTTCTGTTCGGGAGAAAGAACGAATTTAACATCATCCTTTTGCTCCTCACTAAACTTAAAGTCAAGTCCTGTAAATTCTCCTAAAGCTTTATTTATGCTTGCTGTGTAGGCTTCATCATCTTCAGCGTTTGTTGTGTCCGCTTGTTGCGTATCGCTATTCACGTTCAACGATTCCTGTAATGATAAAATCTCTTCTTTTGCTTTTCTTGCTGCGACCGTTAGCTTGCGGTGAAGTAGGGGGTTCTCTGTTTTGAGTTCCTCTAGGTCTGTGTCATTTCCATATTCTGATTCAAAGTCCGCGTCAAAATACGTTTTTAAGTCGCCTGGTGACAGGTCGTTATTTTCAGGATTCAGTGTGAAAGCTTGGAATAATGCATCCTTGTCACTCATCTTATTAGTGTCAAGGCCCATTACTTGAAAGTACTTTATTCCTGCTTGCGCGGGATCACTGTTCCCTATTCGATTATAAAAATCGAAAAATTTAGCCCTTTGAGGGTCTGATTCAAATAGCTTGCTAGGGTCATTTACAATCTCTAATAATTCTGAATAGTGCGTGAGCACCTCTGATAATTGTTCACCCGAATTAATCTGTCCTCCTGTCATATCGATCAAGGACTCGTTTATATCGGGTGTGCCTACCGGAGGGTTATCGACATTAGATTGGTTGCCTTCTTCACCAGAGCTGTTTTCCCCCGCTGCAGATGCACCATCCGCTTGACTACTGCCATCAGCGTTGCCTCCCTCGTTCCCGTCGGCTGCTCCTGCGCTATCCGCATTTGCGTTGAGGGGGTCGCTGCTACTTGGGGAGCCTTCAAGGTTGGTGTCTGTATTGACGGGGGTTCCGTCGCCTTGCTTATTGTCTGGAATTTTCTGTTCACCTATAACTAGGTCGTTTAAATCCAAAGTGTTAAAGTCATCAACTGCCATAAATGATAAATTTTAACTCAATATATTTGCTTTAAAACTTAAAAGCAAAAAAAAACACCCGTAAGGATTGATTATTAATCCTTACGGCAAAATAAATATTTTTTTTCTGTTTTTTTTCTGCAATTTGATTAAAAATAAGTTCAATCATAATAAAAAAGAGATGACACGAGTATTTTTAACCGCGAACAAGATCGGACCAATGGGTCAGGACGATCAATTATTGACACGACCAAAAGTGATCACAATCTCCAACACAGACTTGGAGCAAATTATTAAAAAGAATAGCTCCCCCTTCGGGTGTGTTCTTAAATCTGGGCTAGGGGGAAGGGGTGCCCGTAAAGAGTTTTGGCTTGCTGAGTCTCCTTCTCAGGTTGCTGTTGCTGAAGATCCTGCCACGGCAAATGTAAATGCGCAAGATAAGGCTTTAGGGCTTGCTGCTCTCGGGGCTGCACAAGGAGCTGGTGTTGATGTATCCCGTTACCTCAACGAGGTGACCACCGCCACCGCCACAACCGCCGACTCTGTTGATTTGCCGGCTGCTACCGTTGGAAAGGTTTTGGTCTTGCTTAACAATACAGACGTTCCCCTTGAAGTCTATCCAGCTGTCGGTGAGATAATTGGTGATCTAGCGGCTAACGCACTATACTTGCTTGCCGCAAGGGAAAGAGTTCATTTTGTTTGTCGTGTAGCCGGCACTTGGCTTGTTGCTACAGGGACTAACGGAGAATAGTTTTTATTAAGCGTACAAATTACAAAACACCCTAAGAACCTTTGTTTTTAGGGTGTTTTGCTTACAGATGATTGTTGTTTTGCTTGTCTGGCGCTTATATGAGCCGTTTCTAATAAAGTTTCGTTATCGTCTGTATTCATTAATATATCAGCATCAATTTTTTCTCCCTCTAAATTACGTTTATATTTATTCTCAGCCTCCAGGAGGATAAGTTGATTTTTAAGATCAGCCCTCTTTTCTCTTAATGCTATTTTGGATTTAAGCTCCTCTTCTTCCATCCTTATTACGCTTAACGCCTTCTCCTTCTCTATTTCCATTTCGCTGCTTGCCTTTGCGGAGGCAATGTTTTTTTCCTGTTCTAGTTTTGCCGATCGCTCAGCTTCTAGGGAGGCCCGGTTAGCCTTATCTATTTTAGCTTTTTTCAATAATTGAAGCTGACGGTGTGGGTTTTCTTCATCGTCAATTTGTGCTGCATCCTCAATTGTAATTTCCTGCCTCTCTAGTGATATTGAAATGTAGGAAGAAATTCTTTCCCTTTTTTCCTCTGTTGGGCCTACATCGATTGTTATGCTAGCATCGAAAAAGACCATGTTTTTATTCGCTTTGAAAAAATTGAATGTTCTCTCACCTAATGCCTCTACAAGTCCGGGGTTCACTCCGTTGTTAATGATGTTAGGAATTTCTAAGGCTATCTTGTGAGATGTGCGCCTGTATATGCTTTTATCGGCTTTATAAAGAAACGCTATAGCGTTGTTTGTTCCCTGATTTGCTACTTGCGTTACATATTTTCCAATGTCTGGATTGGGGGTGGAGGCATCCGACACCTCGTTAAGGCCTAATATACCTCTCAACAAATCTATTTTTGCCAGTATATTATTAAAATGCTGCATAGAGGCTTCTGATATCCCGTTTTGCATTTCCTGAACGGGTGTCCATTGTGACATGTGGCCGTTCCAGTCTTTTCTTCTCCAGATCAAAATACCTGTGTCCATGTAAAGTCTAAGGGCCTCTTTGGGGGAGAGCTTCTCGTTTCCTCCTTTTCCTAAGCTTAAATCCTGAAAGGCACTCATTTCTATACTCAAGCCACTGGGTCTTGATCTGGCTATATGATTTTGATGTTGTATCCAGTCTAGTTGAATGCTATTAAGAATAGGAATTATCCTGCGGACGATACTATCAAAGTTTGTTGTGTAAAAAGTATATCCTAGCAATGCTTCATGAAGCACTGTGGACTGTCGTAGCATATTGGTTTCAAGGCCGTAATCAAATATGTATTCAGTATCCACAATCCACTTCCCTTTAAATACGTTCTTTATTTTCTTGCGCGTGATATATTTAAGTCCTTCGTTTTTCTTTGCATAATCATCATCCGTTACGTTTTTGGGGAGAAAATCACTGTCGACCATTTCAGCCATTTTATTTCCGTATTTGTTTCTCCGGACTTTTTGTGTTCGCTCATCATTACTGAACCATTGCGCGTCAAATAAAGTTACATGTTGATTATCGTAGCGTGAAGAATCTAAATTGCCAGAGGTAAACGACGCTGAGGAGTATGTGTTTGCTGTAGATTTGTCGGCTATTTTCTCATATTCTTCTTCTGTAAATTGATTCCCAGCCATCTGCTTTAATTCTGAGATGGTTAAGTTAATATATTCCCCCGCTTGGTACATATCCCTAAAATCGTGAAATCTAACATTATTGGTTTTCACTTCTTCTGGAATGCATCTGCGTATTTTAACCATTCCATCCCCACTGTCTATATATACCTTGGTTCCCGCGGCTCCCACCTTTATTAAATCTTCAATAACCTCATCCCGGAGCTGTTCTGTCCAGTCGCTATCATTATGAATTGTTTTTATAAAGTCGTAAGTTTCTAGGGCATATCTGTCTTTATAGAACATCTCTTTATAAAGCTCAATTTCTCCCATGTTTTCAATTTCTGGATTCCCTTCCTCAATGGGGGTTTCAAATTTAAACCCCATCTTATCCTGCATTTCAGCCATCCATTTTTTATTGTAAACATATTCAGCAAGCTCAGACTCATACTGCTTCTCTTTGTTTAAGCTTTGTTTGTCAATGCCTTTAACCTTCAAGATTCGGGGTTCATTTTTGATTTTCCCAAAAAGTATTTCCACAAACTTAGGCCCTATTGGAAGTATTGACCAGTCTAAGTTTTTCCAGCTACTTTCTTTTTTCCCTTTATTCCTTTTTGTTTTAGCCCCTAAAAGCTCTTTGTATTGGTCTATATTTTGATCTCCCGAAGCATATTCTCTCCAATCTTTATAATTGTCTATATTCTTTCGAAACAGCTTTCCATTGGTGTTTTCCGTGTCAGAGTGAAAGGCTTTTATATAATCCAGACACCACTCTTTTCCTTTTTTAGATAAAGGAATTAGATGGCTTGGGTATCCGTTTTTGCTGCTTGTTTTTGTTATGCCTGTATCCATTGTATTGTTATTTATAGTCCTTCAAACATATTTTCACTTTCTTCGTGCTCAATATACCTACTTTTTTCACCAGATTGATCATATTCATCAAACCAATCTGAAACATCTTGCGTATCTTCCTCTTCTTCAATAGTAGCTTCTGCGGCTAACAACGTGTATCCGGCACTTACCGCCGCATCATAAATTGTTGGGGCGGCGGGGTCAAAGTCCATTATCTGTTGAATTGTTATAGGAAATTTTAACCTGTGGCCGTGTTTATTCACAAAGCTGATTAAACGTTGCACATAGGAGTTTATAACCTCTGAGGTGGAGGATAGACCCCCGTCGTCAGTCCTAGTGCTGGCAATAAAAGCCTCGTTTGCATCAAAATTTCTCTTGTGTATTACAAACTCGCCATACCCTCTATCTTCAAGGTGTTTTATAAGCTCTTTAATGTTCGACTCCGGGAGAACGCTGCAACTATAATATCTAATAGTTAAAATAACATCCTCAAAATATGTTGTAGGATCTTCTGGCCGATTAACATATTCAACTATAAAGTTGTTGGATATCCACTCACTCATAGGTTTTCCGTGATCTATATTGGGATTATACTCTTCCCAGACATGCATCCCAGCTTTAGAAGCTCTAGGGTCTTTTGTTTTCGAATATTTAATAGGGTCAGTTCCTATTCGGAAAAGCCTGTTGTTCCTAGGGTGCCATATTTTTTTTCCTCCAAATAAAGTTTCGAACCCAACATTGTTAGCAAGTTTTGTCTGGTTTTCATATCGTTGATCGATATCTAATAGCTTCGCTACGCGCCATCGGCCCGCTATATCGTCTCTCTCGAAGCACACCTCCGTGTCAGGTATCCCGTCTTTCCAATAAAAATTTCCCTTTATGTAGGGAGGATTTTTCATTAGGTCTATTTCTGAAAGTCGATTGGTTAATATAAATACGTTGAACAGGGATTTGCTGGCATCTTTAATGAAGCACTCCTTTTCATACAAAGGGTTTTTCCTTATCCATGAAGATAAAGATTTTATATCGTGCGCCCTGTCTTTCCTCTCAGCTAAGTGATACTCCAACGCCTTCTTCTCGTCAATTCTACCGTATTTATCCGCAAAACGGGTGGTTGTCTTCAAGCATCCCACAAACAACCTGTACATGCCGCTTGTGGTCATCCCGCTGGTGAGCCTTTGAAGTTGGTTGCTTTTGTTATAAACAAGTTCACACTCCTTTCCTCCTTCTTCCATTTCCTCAACGGTGGTGGTGGCCCGGATTAATCCTACTTTTCTGTCATTCCTAAAAACACAAAACCTATTAACCGCCATTCGCTTATCCACGTCCGCCTCTTGTTTTGGGTGGGTCTTGCCTATTTCGTCATTATAAATTTCTGAAAGGGTTTGACCATCGAGGGCTTTTTCTTTTGCATTTACAAACCAGATGGTGCTTTCAAGTTCTTCCTCTTCATTGAATTCTGTTTCAGCTGCTTTAGCTCCTTTTACAGCGGTCTTATAAAAAGAGAGTTTTGCTTCAGGGTTTGTTCCGTGGTTGTTTTCTGGCTGGAAATACTTAGGAAGAGCCTTAAACATAGGGACGAACTTCCCTTTAAATATTACGTCTTTTGCGTCTTGTTCGGACTTAGACTGAATAACTGCCCTGCGCCTCCTGGGGCCTTTGGTCATTGACTCCATTATCCAAGAGGTTTCTTCAGTAGTCTTACCAAAACCCCGCGCTCCTAAAATGAAATACCCTAGCGATAACGGATCTTCCTTGCAATATTCGCGAAAATAAGCCCTTTCAAGTTGAGACTCATAAAACATTGGATACCCGTCATTTTCAACGTGATCAAATTTCCCTACCTCTAAATAAAACCAGTGTGCGCCTGTTAAATATACTGGCTCCCCGTTGTTGTAAAACCAAACGCCTTCTTTCCTTTTTCGCCACTGCTCCCTTCTATAATTTTCTAAAAGAGGGTCATAGTACGTTACTTTTTCTAATATCCCGCTGTCAACAAGTTTTCTCTGCTCTTTTTGTTTAGCTTCCTCTTCTTTTATTCCGTCTTTGTAAAATTGGGGGATGCCCTCTCTCCTCCAATACTGTTCTTTTTTGGGGAGGTTGTGGTATAATATTTGTTCTTTAGGGGGCACGGGAGGAAGAAACATGCTTAACCCGGCAATCTCTATCATTTTTCCTCCTGGTATTGGCTTATACAAAGTGGTGTGCGGTTTCGGGTGTTATGGGATATTCATTTATAGCTTTTTCAAGGTCTGAATTATCGCTGAAAAAAGTGTCGTACAAACGCTCTAAATAATCAATCCTTTTTTGGCAGGCGTCGAGGAGTTTTTCTTTTTTGCTGGCCGCGTCCATTATATCCTTATCGGAAATAACAATTGTTTTTGATTGTGTTGAAGTTGTTATTACTTTTTTAATTTTCTCCCACCGAAGTTCGTTCAGCTCTTCAAGCTCCTGTTCTGTGGTGCATATCTCTCTCCAGATAGAATTGTGACATATTTTTAGATATGAGAGTATAAGTAGCTTCGCATTGTCGTCATCAAGAGATAAAAAGCTTTTATAGGGATCTTTAACCATTCCCTCATCATAAAATCCGGCCGCTTCGGCACACGCTTTTTTTCTGTTTTTAAGATTGTTGTGCTCTAAAATAAAAGGGCTTTTTGGATCGTACTGGAAAGCTACCCATTTTATTATTCTGTTTTTTTGTTCTCTAGTGTATGTCCTGTCTGCATAAAAATCTTTAAACAGGTCGATTTGCATGATCTTCGGACATTTTTCACGAAGATCATGCGTATCTTTTATTTCATCGGCTTTTATAAATAAGCCTTGGAATGTGTTAATCATAGAATAAGAACTATGTCTGAACTTCTTAATATCCTGAATGGCTTTTTATCAATCTCAACATCAAGACCTGCATTGGGAAGGTGTAAAATTGCGTCACCCTCTTTTACGTCCATAGGTATATCGCTTGTTCCTGGTCCAACTTTAACAACCATGGCTTTTATAGGGCTTTCTTTCGCTGATTCAGGGATGATTAATCCAGAATCCGTTTTGTCTGGCCCCTGAATTACATCAACTAAAACTCTGTCTTTCAGCATTTTTATTTTTTCCACCATTACTCTTTGGATTTGGATTTTGCTTTTTTATCTCCATCAACACTTCCAGGTTCTCCTTCATTCGTGCTGGCATCTCCATCAACACTTTCAGGTTCTCCTCCGTTCGTGCTGGCATCTCCATCAACACTTTCAGGTTCTCCTCCGTTCGTGCTGGCATCTCCATCAACACTTCCAGCGCTGGCTTCATGCCCTGACCTTTTCAATAAAACAACAGCTTCCTGTAATTCTTTAATCTTATTGTCCTGCTCTTCAACTTGGTTCTTCAGCTTGTCCAGCTTTTTCATTAGGGATTTATTTGACCCCTCCTCTTTCATCTTTTTGAATTCTTTAAATGCGAGCTGCAACTCTGCTACAATCTGTATTTGTTCTTGATAAATACCCATGACTTTTTTTTTAAGGTGAATTTTTATAACAAATATAACAATACAGATGAATAATTTAGGCTAAAACAAAAAAAACACATCTTTCGAAGTGTTTTTTTAACCTAAACTAATGATCCAACATCATGCTTTTGATAGAATAACGACGTAGTAAACCTTGTGTCCCGATCTTATAGCTTCGTCGATGCCAACCCCAACGTATTTATCATTGTCGTTTAAAAGATGCTCTCTGTGTGATAATATTCCTTTTGGGGCTCCTCTCTCTGTTATAAATTGATTTATAGAATTTTTATAGTCATAATTCCATAAAATACTTTCTCGATAAGGCATATCACTATGAATTAAATCACCCTCGTCTGCCAAATATTCAGCGTACTCTTGGGCTTTTGCTTCTAAGTCATTGTCGATAAACCATGGTATAAGGTCTACGTTTTCTAACGTAACGCCATTTTCAACACCATAATTCGCGGGGTTTTGGCGGGCGCAATTTATCTCTGAATAAATAAATTCTTTTGCCTTTGTTTGAACTTCCTCTTTTTCTTGCAGGAAGGCTATGCTGAGAGAAACGGCAAACAGCATGACAATTGTAAATAATTTTTTCATTTTGTGATGTTTTGTTAAAAATAATAGAAACCCAATATAAGAGTTTTTTTTAAAACTACAATACCACTTGTTTAATAATAGATATATTTAAGAGTATAGTAATATTGTTATAATGGTAAAAGAACTTGAACTTGAACTTGAACTTGAAGGCATATCCGGTGCATATACTATAGTGCATAACGTTTGCATATGCACAAAACATGCAGGTGCATAAAACATTAAACAAAAAAAAGCAGCCTCGCCAGGCTGCCTTTGTATTCCCACTATTATTATGAAAAGTCTGATAGACTTGCCACAAAGATAGCCTTATTTCTTAAAAGAAAAAAATATATAGCTTAATTATTTGGACTTTCTTTCATTGTTATGTGTTTCTGGCGGATAACATAAAAGTTAACCCCTTCAATTGTAAGTTCCCAATCAGCGTTTTTATGATACCAAATCTTATCACCCGCTTTTAACTCGTCAAAATCTCCTTTAAAAGGAGGCCCAGAGTGAACAACGTGCCCCTGAAGAAACAAAGCTTCCGGCTCTAATTTTTTTTGTATCCACTGATCCTTGGGTTTTAATATTGATTTACCATAAGCATCAACCAACGGCTTTCCTGTCGATTTATCAATCATAGGAACGGGTATCAATATATCATCCCAGGTTTCCATATCAGGTTTAATCAAGCAATAACCACCTATCATAATTATTTCCTCTTGGAAACCCTCAACATCAATTGCTTTTCTAACGACGCATTGAACCATGTCATATCTACACTTATACAGCATACGACCCTTTTCATCTACCCCCAATAGATTGTGCTTGCCATAACCAGCCCCAACAACATTAAAATGAAAATAAGCCTTATCCCCAACTTTAACATCTTGTTCTATATCTCTCAGGTAATACCACTCCCAACTTACCTTACTAGCATAATTCGGAGACCCTAATGTTTTTTGAAGGATAGGGCTTTTCGATAAATATCTAGGGATAGCCACCACCTCACCAGAGCTAACAAGATGGGAGTTTCTGGTTGCATCATCTTGTTTGTCAACAATTTGAATAATATTCTTTCCGGACAACCCAATACGATTAGTGTCTTCGTTGTACTGACTGTCGATTGCTACAATAATATAATCTTTAAGTGGCTCCATTGACACTAACCCTTACCTTTGGTTCCAAATAAAAAAACCGTCTTGTAAAAAATAATAATCACAGCCCTCCCCTTTGTTCTATAACCCTCCTCTTTATTGTTTTCAAGACATAAAGAGGGTGATATATAAATTATATTATTTTCAACACTTTCCGTCCACGCCGAATTACCCTCTGAATAAAAAAGAACGAGCAAAACAAAAACCATAAAAGGGATTCCGATAAGAAAAAGGGACATAAAAAACGCTATAACGTCTGTATTTAATTGTTGTTCCATGTTAAATATATTTTTTTGAATCTATGTTTTTTTCACTTATTCCAATTTCGCGCGCCCATGTAGGCACATCAAAAGAAGGGCAAGCCTTAGCGGCCACCTGATTATGTCCAATCAACTTAATATCTGGATATAACATAATTAATGTCTTGATTAACGTGCTCATTGCTGCCAACTGAGGAGTTGTTCTTGTGTCTTTTGGCTTTTCATTTTCACGGTCCATTCCTCCAGCATAACAAATATGCTTAGTTTTTCCATTCCAACCACTCGCACCATTACTTATCTCCCACGAATCAATAACATCATCACGGTCATAAGGGATAAGGATATCCATTTGCCCATCAATTCCAAATAAATGAGAATAACCCACACGACTCCAACCTCGACCAACTATGTGCCACTTTCTAATATCTTCAGGGGTTACATCTCTCCCTTCAGGGGTTGCAGAACAATGGATCATTAAATGCGTCCAGGAAGGTTCTTTATTTTCACTAAAATATTCCTTTAGTGCGTTTTTTGTGTTTTTACCACATTCACCATCAATATCAAGGTTGTAAAATCCATTGGTTTTCAGGTACGTTTGAACAGAATAAATATCTGTTCCCGTAAATTCAAACAAACTTTTTTTTTCCATTTCTAGTTATTTAAACATTAACCGTTAAATTATTTTTATTGTAAGCCCTTTTTATTCTTACCAAAAAATGGAAAGAACCCACCTGAGAGTGAATATAATATTCATTCTCACAAACAACATTGCGTTTTGTAATAGAGGACTTGTCATTTATCAACAACCCTCTTTTCTTGCATATTGGGCAGACCACGCTTTGCATAATTCTTAAATTTATAGCTATGTTAATAATCTTCCTACAAATATAATCTATAAATTATTTTGATATGTCATTATGGATTAATAATTTAGCCACATGATATATATTTCACTATTATTAATGCTTATCGCCGGCTCTTTCAATGGAGTCATGGACACTTTAGCGCACCACCACAGTATTAGTATTTTCAAAAACAGGTCTCCATATAGTTTTTTTGGGAAACAATCCTGGGTTCGTAAGTACAAAGAAAATAACTATGAACTGGGGCCGCGCTTCTTAGGTAGTACCACCTTCTTAGTTTTTCTTACAGATGGATGGCACCTTTTCCAATTCTTGATGAAGCTGGCTATTGTTGGCAGTGTAGTCACCTACAATCCAATATGGTATATGGGGACATGGGTTCCCATCGACATAGCTTCTTTATTGGCTATTGTTGGATATTATGGTTTTTGGGGTATGGGCTTCACCTTAATGTATGGGAAGGTTTTATTAAAACGATAAACATGCACCTGCATGCTTTATGCATAGCGTTTGCATATGCAGGTGCATTACACAATATATGCAACCGCATCCTCAAACCTATTAAAAACCCAAAAAAACGAGATTATGCTTGATCCGCTACTTCACGACATCAATAGAATAAAAAAAGAAGAGGATTCAAATATCCAGATTAGCAAGACAGAAGATATTTATAGGATGCGCAAAATCCCCGGAATGACCCTGTTTCAATACAATAAAAAAACAGGGGTTTTATCTACGTGCGTCACAGACGAAACAAACGTCAGTCTCAAACCAGAAGGCACCGAAACGGGACCCCTCTTTCCGGCTAACAAGATTTTAACAGAGCATGTGGTTAAAGAGAAAAAGGATAATATCTATTTTCAAAAGCTAAATTTTAAAAATGCCGTTAAGCTTTTAATGAAAAGAGGGTTTTCGAAAATTAAAATATATAAATAAACACAAACTATTAAACCTTCCGGTGGAGGTCAACTGGGTATAATTATGGATGATTCAAAAAGTTTAGGAAACACAGACGCTTCAGGAGCAACAAAAAATGTCCCGGACATTGTTTTTTGGGGTAACGGAGACCAATGGAAATTACTAGGGAAAGCCTCTTCAAAGAAAGAGAAGTGGATGAAATCAACAAAGGCCATGGAGATAGAGGGGATTGGATGTCTTGTCCAGGTCACAACACAGCAAGGTGATCACGTTGCAGAAGCTCTTCAGTTTGTGCTGGGAGTAAAAATTATTGAAACGATGAAGGAAGGGGGAGAAGTGATCTCCAGAAGGTTGGTTTCAGCATTTTAAAATTTAAGTCATGTTGCGGAAACGTAAATTTAGGGGGATTGGTGAGAGTGTTGTAACGGCCTATCTGTAAGACAAACTCAGCAAACAAACGGGTAGCATAGCGGATAATGCGCTTCATTCAGCTAAATGAAGAGATAGGTCGACATAAGGAGGTTCGAATCCCCTTCCGTTTGCAAACAAACCGAAAAGGGGCTACTGAAAAAGTAATGATCGAATAGTACGTAATATTAGATCATTACCCTGACTATGTGATCAGTAGTATAGGTAGCTCCGCTGATATTTAAGTGACAACCAAGCTGGGTTTACTCAGCACAACAAAAACCAAGACACCCCACAAACGAGTGGCTGTGTATGCTTCTTAAAAGCCAGTTTCTAGGTTCTGGCTTTATTTAAAAACAGACAAAATTTAAAAACAGACAAAATGAAAGAGCAAAAAATTAAGCAGAGAAAAAAAATCTTTTTTGACATGGAGTTCACAGGGTTACACCAAGAAACAACCCTTATTTCCATTGGGCTGATCTCCGAATGTGGAACAAAACATTTTTATGGAGAGACAAACGACTTTGATAAGAGTCAAATAAACGAGTGGTTACAAACGAACGTAATAGATAACCTATCCCTGCAAACGTCAACAGAAACAGGAATAGTAAAACAACCTCATTTTAACGAAAATAAAATAGAGATTGTAAAAACACTTTTTTTTGGAAATAGCCAAAAACTACGTTATCATTTAGAAGAGTGGCTTTACCAATTTGGTGAGGTTGAAATGTGGTCCGACTGTTTAGCTTACGATTGGGTATTGTTTAATCAGATATGGGAACATGCTTTTAACATTCCAAAAAACGTGTATTACATTCCATTTGATATATGCACCTTATTTCACAATAAACGGATTGACCCTGATATTAACAGGGAAGAATATGCTGATATGTTAGAGGGTAGCCAAAAGCATAACGCTCTATGGGATGCAATGGTTATACGAGCTTGTTTTAACAAACTGAATAAAACACCATGAAAAAACCATTTAAACTCTTAATTGAAGGAAAAAAGGATAACGCTGGCGATCCCCGTATTGATATGGAAACGGCTGGTTCCCCCGATGATATTTAAGTGACAACCAAGCTAAGAGCCCCACGGAGGGGGTATGATATGGGCAATAAAGGCGAAGCAGGAGGTGAAATAAATCCTCATAAAGATTACTATTACTACCCAGATTCTATGTCTGAAAGTTTTGATGAAAAGAAGATTGAATTAAAATCTCTTAAAAAAGAGAACGAAGAGGCCTATAAGGAAATGGTAGCGGCCCTAAGTAAGATCAAAGACAAGATGGTAAGGTCAGCGGCTCTTGATTATCTTCATAATAGCAATGTGATCGATTTTAAAGGGTGGGCGACTTGTAATAAAACACCAAAAGAAGCCCTTCTTTTCGCTTTTAGCTGGACTTATACCAAAGAGGGGCATATTGTGTGGAAATCCATTTTCTACAACCTTTCGGATGATGGTACTTCCACCGTGAAAGCAGTTCCTTTAATAGACAAAATAAACGAGGTTATTAAAAAACACTTCAATCCTCAGTACATTGAGTATGATGAACGAAGGATCCTCTGGGCCACTGAAGATACACCTCCAGGGAAAATTTGGGAGTGTAAGCTTTGGTTGAAAAAGAAACCTAAAAAAAGGAAGTAGTTTAAAGCTTTACAAAAACCCAAACGTAACCACAAACGAGTGGATATGAAGTTATGTCTTGGATTTAAACTTACACCGGTTAATGGGTTCCGGTTTTTACTTTGAAAAAATATGTCACGATACAGCGATAGAAAGGATTACAGTAAGTTTGGTGCCTACCATTATTGGGTGTGGAGGCGCATTAAAAAGATATACCCAGACATTGGCCACTCTGAGTTTTGCGCTTTACTCATGGCCGACAGCTTCTATAGACGTGGAGGATTTTTTACCGTCGGAGAGGTCATCCGCTGCATCGCGCTGAACGAAGACAGCGCCGACATGAAGAACTACATGCGAAACTACTTCAGTGGCTTAGACAATAAGGGGTACACCTCTAAAGACGACAGCACCGGAGGATTTGGAAGAGGTAAACTCCGGACCATTACCCCAAAAGGTTTAAACCTTATCCAGTTTTATAATAGGGCCTGCGGGGAATTTCACACAAGCACTTATGAGAACGCGTTAAAAAATGCACCAAAAAAGAAGAAGAAATTAAATAAAAGAAGATCCTGATTATTGCAATAAGGACTTTAAATTAATCCCCAAGGAGGGGAAATGATATGAAGGAAGACATCAAAAAAATATTAGACGACTATTCAGGAGATCTTGAACACTTCAAAGAGGAACAAGATAGACGAGTTGAGCAATTAAGGTTTTACAAAAAGCACAACCTCAAGGAAGAGGAGCGTATTACACGGGTTCAATATGATTGTGTTTCCCTGATTATTCAGAGGTGGAAAGATATGGTCAATGACCTAAAAGAAGTTCTCAATAAACATAACCAGGAGGGGGAATAAAGATGGAAGCGTATTACTGGACAACAGAGGAATATCATACAGACAATAATGTAACCATGCGTGAATATCTTGAAATGCAAGAGGGGTTTAAAAATGAACAACACCTATCAATTGACCATACAGATGGTACTTATGCAGAAGGAGTTGATTACAAAGGAAACAGGTGGGGTATTCATGCGAGTGGTGACGGTGATAGCTATAACCATAAGATAGAATTTGAACTGCTAAACCCCAAGTAGGGGGGCTTCACCCCCCTTTTTTTGCGCTTAAAGTCAATTAATAGGCGTTTTACGCAAAGAAATTTGCAAATAGAGTCAATTAATTGACCTTAAAACCTATGGCGAAACCCTATGATAATCACAAACTATTTACCGCACGGCTAATATGTTTGTCTTTACCACTTTTAAAAGCTACATTTATAACTAAATAATTAATCTATATAAAAACAATGGAAGAACTAGAAAAATCCCCTGTCCCCGGAGAGAAAATTGAAGCCTTGATTGCCTCGGCCGAAAAAGAAGACGCCCAAATTTTAAGGGCTTTATTTATCCCTTTTTATGAACAAGCTGAAGAATGGAGAAAAAAGGCCGAAAGCCTGGTTGTGGTGAGTGCTTCTCAGAAAAAAGAAATGAAAGAAGCTCGTGACGCCCGCCTTCTTTTAAAGAAAATCCGATCCTCGGTTGAGAACGAGCGAAAAAGGATGAAGGCCGGAGTAAACAAAAAG